CTTCCGACCTTTGTCTTACGACAGTTTGAAGGCTTTTGCAAGCACATTCTATAGCAAGGATTGTCTCCCTGTTTGCAAACTTCTCCATGAGAAGCCCATCACCTTGGGTTAAAAAGGTGGAATGGAATAAGCCCTTGCGGGCATTTTCAGTTAGTAAGGATATCCTTACTACAAAATCTTTCCCGGCGACGACTATTCTTCGCTGGGGTAAGAAAGGCACACATACGTGTGCGTGTTCTGATGGCGAAAGCCATCGTTCGTTCTTCGATTTTTCAAGAACGGTTATCGCTCGGTGTATCACCGACGACGTTGTCGTTCCACAGGTTCGCGTCTGTTGGAACGCAGAAAATCTCTTTGAGTGTTTAATACCCAAGGAGTTATCAAAATGCAACAGGAGACTGTTGTTTGAAGACCTACCTAGTGTAGGTCATGCACAAAACGTACTGTTTAAAGGTACGTATTGGTTTCCTCGACTTATATCGAGGAAAGATTCCGAGGGTAACCTCGGAAGAAACGGAGTAGCATTACTCCGAATGCTTGCCGGTAAAACTAAATATACCGGTAAGGAAAGAGTAGATCAACTACTCAAATACAAGATCTGTAAAAGATCTGTTCATAAGCTAAGGAATATCTTAGCTACAATTGACGGGCTGATTATGCAGCTCGTGCTATGCTTCCCTGACCGGGAAGAATATATGAATTGGGCCAAAATTGACTCAATTATTTACTGCCTTTTAACGCAGTTGATTCCGGATTATTTCCGGGATGTAGAGGGTGATCTTAGCACTCTCACAACCTTTGAGAAGGTTAAGAAATTGCGTAAAGCAATTAAACAAGAAGGTTTCCATCCAAGTGGAGACCTTTCTAAACTGGAAGTTCCAAGAGAACTTTCTTTCTTTAGGACATACCTGTCCTTTATAGGCGCGGTGAAAACACCACGCACAATGTACCAGGTCACGGCGATGAGCCAGACCCGGGCCTCGGGGGTACCACCCCGATCAGTCTATCTCAAGACACTTGAGAAGATTAAGGTGATTCTTCAGGAACCACCAAACCATGATGTTTATAACATCATGGAACCCTACATCAAATTAGGTGTAGACATACTCCACAATAATGTTGTGGAGTCACTTGGATCAGAATCCAATAGCGTCAGTTTCTGGCGCAAGGCCCTTGACATGGCCAAAATATCGCTTAGCGATAGTGGTGAATTTTTTACAAATTCAGAATCCGGCGGTAAGCTGGAAGCATGTAGGGAAGTCCTACATTATAATAAGAACATCGAGGAAATCGATGTCGAAACCGGTCAACCAACCGGTAAGCTCCTGAACAAGGAGAACTCAACAGTGGGGGAAATGATCTTCCACTGGGCATGCGGTCAGTTTACTGATCGCACACGCTGCTATGAGAGAAATCTCATGTCAGTTAGGATTTCTCTAGTCGCTGAACTAGGGAAGTTTAGGGGAATTACAGTTTCCCACCTCGCACATGCAGTTATACTGCATGTTATGTCCCATATACTCTTAGAGTATATAAGGCAAATCCCGTCATCAACATCTGGTGTTGGTGCGGCAAATCACGCTTGGAATTTCTTCAAGCGTTTATCGCATAAGAACCCTCATGCGAATTTCCTCTTTGGTGACAAGGAGGTATACCTGTTCTCCACTGACTGGGAACAGGCAACTGACTACTGTGATCACACAGTAGCACAAGCGATGATAAATCGCATAGCATACAATGTTGGTTTCCCAACATGGTATCGCGAGACATGTTGTTTCGCACTTTGTGCTCCACGTCAAGTGGAGTTCATAGACCAGGATACTAAAACCCTGGAATGCTTCTACTCCTGTAGAGGAGAGTTGATGGGTGACCCTGTCGTGAAGGTCATCCTACATTTGTACCACATTGTGGCACGAATAGCCTCCATTGAGGAGGTCCGGAAGGTTTGACCCTTCCACTCGTGATGAACGAGCCTCTACCGTTTAACGACGTTAGGATGTCCC